CATCCCGAGAAGGCCAAGCCGACGCAGAAAAAAATGCGGGCGAAAGACCGGCCGCTCGAAAACGACTTCGTCACAGACGAGGCATTCGATGAGATGCTACTGGCGTGGTTCGGGAACATCAGCCGTGTGCTCAAGCCGGGCGGGTCGTTCTACATATGGGGCGGCTACGCCAATCTCGGCAACTACCCCGCCCCGCTCAAAGCGAGCGAGCTGTACTTCAGTCAAGGCATCGTCTGGGACAAACAACACCCCGTGCTCACCCGCAAGGACTTCATGGGGGCGTTCGAGATCTGCTTCTACGGCTGGCGCGAGGGGGCCGGGCACAAGTTCTTCGGCCCGACCAACGCGACCGACCTCTGGCACATCAAGAAGGTCAACCCGCAAAGCATGGTTCACCTCACCGAGAAGCCCGTCGAGCTGGCGGTGCGTTCGATCCAATATTCATCGCGGCCGGGCGAACGGGTGCTCGACCTCTTCGGCGGCTCCGGCTCGACGCTGATCGCTTGCGAACAAGCCGATCGCCACGCCTACCTCATGGAGATCGACCCGGCGTACTGCGATGTGATTGTTCAGCGATGGGAAGAGTTCACCGGCAAGAAAGCGGAGCGGGTTGCATTGAATGCTGACGCCGGAGAAACAGCCCCGGCGAGTGCCGAGGCTGAAGAAGGGGGCGGAGGATGAACCGTCTACTTGCTCGCGGTGAAGAGTCCGCGATCGGTCTTCTTGAACCGGGCATCCTTGCCCTTCTTGGCGATCTCGCGGATCATCGCGGCGTAGAGCGTCGCGTGCGGGGTCTTGCCGGTGGCTTGCCAGCCCGCGGCGATCGCCCGTTCAGCGATGGCCTTGGCCTTCAGCGGCTCCTTCGAATCGGCGAGGACCTTGGCGGCCAGGTCAAGCCCGGATACGCGTTTGGTTTTGGTCGCCTGTTTGGCCACCTGCTTGGGCTGTGTCGCGTTCTTGGCGGGCATGGCCTTCGTGCTCGCCTTGGGCTTGGATTTGGCGACAGTCGCGGCCGTGTTGGCCCGTGTGGGCTTCTTGGCTGGGGTCTTCTTCGCGGTTGTTTTCTTTACTGGCTTCGTCATGTCATTTCCTTTCGAGTTGGGATGGTCAACCGGCTACGCCCGGTCGGTGTGGATGGTCGGATTGGTTGGCGAGCTCGGAGCGGGCTGGCGGTTGGCTTCTTTGCAGGCGTGCGTGCGTCCTTGGCGGTAGCCGGTGTGCAGGCCTTCGTGGTACGCGGCTTCGAATACCGCTTCGACGAGTTGCCGGATGCCCCAGACGCTGGTCTCAAAGAAGTCGTCGCCGGAGTTGGTCGTTTCGAGCGAGTCGCGGAACATGGCCTTGCGGGCGGTTTCGATGGCTTTGTCCATCGCTTGTTGTTTGGCGATCGCGTCAAGGCTTTGGGTGGTGCTGCGTGTGGGGTTGGTCGTCATCGTTCGATTCTCCGTTTCGTGTTCCGTGGCAGGCGTGCATTCGCCTCCCGTGTGACACATGAAGCCATGAAAACGGATCGAATGGAAGGCCGTTGGGCCTTTATTTACCGATGTTTTCGAGATTCTGGCAAACATGGGGCAACATGTGGGCAAGTCATGGCGGGAGGTGCCCCATGACTCCCGAACACGCGCCTAGTTTCGACGGACCGCACCGATTAGACCCCGCCGCGATGACGATCGAAGACGCCGCCAAACTGCTCACCAAGGCGGGCGGCGTGCGCATTTCTGAGCCGCAGATACGCGCGGACATCGAACATGGTGCACCAACCAACTACAACGGCACGATCAACCTCGTGCACTACGCCGCGTGGTTGGTGAATCAAATGGCGACGGGAGGGGCGACCATTGGCGATTGATCCGCGTCAACTCAGGCCCAGCGAGCTGTGTCAGTTGCTCAACTCAACGCCGATCGGTGAAGTGATCGGCGAGCGGCAGCTGCGTCGGCACCGCACGCGGGCCGGGATGCGTATCGCGGCGAGCAACGATCCGCAGCGGGTGGATTTGCTGCGGTATGTCGCGTGGCTGGTCGAGCAGCGTCATAAGCCCAAGCCGGAAGCCGAAGGGCTGACCGGCTACGACGCGCAGCGTGAGCGGGCATTGGCGAGAAGCAAGGCCCAATCGCTCTCAGGACGCGACATCGGCGAACTGCCCGAAGTTATTGATACGAATCGCAAGTCGCAGGCCCAGACGAGCTTCCGGTTCTTCTGCGAAACCTACTTCACGCAAACATTCACGATGGCGTGGTCGGCGGATCACTTGAAGGTCATCGCCAAGATTGAGCAGGCCGTGCTTGAGGGTGGGTTGTTTGCGATGGCGATGCCGCGTGGGTCGGGCAAGACGACGCTCTCCGAGATCGCGTGCTTGTGGGCGATCCTGATCGGGGCTCGCGAGTTCGTCACGCTTATCGGCGCGGATGAAGAGCATGCGGCCAACATGCTCGATTCCATCAAGGCCGAACTTGAGAACAACGATCTGCTGCTTGCGGATTTCCCCGAAGCGGTCTATCCAATCCAGCAACTCGAAGGCATCCACCAACGCGCCGGCGGGCAACTCTACCAAGGCACACAAACGCACATCGGGTGGACTGCCAAGGAGATTGTGCTGCCCACGATGCCCAGCTCGAAGGCATCTGGCGCGATCATCCGCGTCGCGGGGATCACCGGGCGCATCCGAGGCATGAAACACAAACGACCCGACGGCCAATCGGTTCGTCCATCGTTGGTATTGATCGACGATCCCCAGACGGACGAATCGGCACGATCGCCATCACAATGCGCGACGCGCGAGCGGATTCTGGCGGGTGCGATCCTCGGGCTTGGTGGGCCGGGCAAGAAGATCGCGGGGCTGATGACGATCACCGTCGTGCGACCCGACGACATGGCCGATCGGTTGCTCGATCGTGACCTGCATCCGCAATGGCAAGGCGAGCGGACGAAGATGGTGTACGCCTTCCCGACCGACGAAGCGTTGTGGGCGAAGTACGCCGAGATTCGGGCTGACGGGCTGCGCAACGATGCGGGGATCAAGGCCGCAACTGAGTTCTATGGAGAGCATCAAGAGGCAATGGACGAGGGCGCGATCGTCGCTTGGCCCGAGCGGTTCAACCACGACGAGCTGTCGGCCGTCCAGCACGCGATGAACCTGAAATACCAGAACGAAGCCGCGTTCTGGGCGGAGTATCAGAACGAGCCGTTGCCCGAGAACGAGCCCGATGATGAACTCTTGACCGCCGAGCAGATCGCATCGAAGACCATCGGCATGTCACGCGGCGAAGTGCCTACCGATAGCTCGCACCTCACCATGTTCATCGATGTGCAGGGCAAGGCGTTGTACTGGCTCATCGCCGCGTGGGCCGACGACTTCACCGGCTGCATCATCGACTACGGCACCGAACCCGACCAGAAGCAGCAATACTTCACGCTGCGATCACTCAAGCGAACACTGCAAACGGAGTCCCTGCGAGCCGGGCAAGAGGGCGCGATCTACGCCGGGCTAGAACGGCTCACCGAATCGATGCTCACCAAAGAATGGCGACGCGACGACGGCGCGATGCTGCGGATCGACCGCTGCCTCATCGATGCAAACTGGGGCGCGTCGACCGATGTCGTGTACCAGTTCTGTCGCCAAAGCAAGCACGCCAATGTGCTGCTGCCGAGTCACGGGCGCTATGTTGGCGCGAGCAGCATCCCGTTTAGCGACTACACCCGCAAACGCGGCGACCGCGTCGGGCACCACTGGCGGATTCCCAATGTCGCCGGCAAGCGCGCCGTGCGGCATGTGGTGTTCGATACGAACTACTGGAAGTCGTTCATTCAATCCCGGCTCGCTGTGCCGATGGGTGATCCCGGTTGCCTGGCGTTGTTTGGGCGTGATGCCAACACGCACCGACTCCTGGCCGAGCACCTGACCGCCGAGTACCGCGTCAAGACCGAAGGCCGCGGCAGAACCGTCGATGAATGGAAACTCCGCCAACCCGGCCTCGACAACCATTGGCTCGATTGCATTGTCGGATCGGCCGTGGGTGCTTCGATGCAAGGCGCAACGCTATTGACCATCGCCGACCGCCCCACTGCCCGCCGCCGGCTCCGGCTCTCGGATCTGCAATGGGGGCGACGATGAACCACGATCACCCAACGAGAATCGAGCCGACCAAACCCGACACGATCCCCACCCAAGGCCTCGCCTGCCCAACCTGCGGCTGCCAGCACCTCCCCGTCCTCTACACCCGCCACCGCTTGGGCTCGGTTCGCCGAGTCCGCCAATGCCGATCCTGCGGCCGACGCATCAAGACCACCGAGCGCGCATCACGATGAAATGAACACGCTGCAACTCACTGCCAAGGGCCGCCGGGCTTCCATGATTGATCGAGCTTCTCGTCTTTGGAAGCGGCTGTAATCACGGGCATCAAGAACGATCGCAGATCCGCGACCACGGCGGTGAGTTTCAATGATCCCGAATCAGATGCTGCGTCCCGACCGAGCCGATTCAAGAACCCCTTCCACTGAGCCTGCTTTCTGTCATTCCCGGCGAACTCATCACTGAGACCAACCGGAACTGCATCACTCAATGCAGTCTTTCGTCGCTCGAATGTCTCGCGGATGGAATGGCTCAACACACTGCCATCAAATGCCATGGTCGATGCGAGATGATGAAGATCAAAGTAATCTTTCAATCGGCTGTTATCGAGTTCTCGAACGACCATCGCGTGCAGCTTCTCTGCGATCACCGACTCCCACGGGTACACCTTAAAATGAGGCGCGGGCAAATCAAGCAGAGTGGAGAGCGTCTCGGCCTGTGGCGAAGGATGAACCGCATCCCCAAAGCCGACATCGATCTGGAATGGGACCTGAGCGGTGCCAAGGCGTGCGGTCAACTTGACCCGAACGCCGTCGTATTCATCATCATCCTTGATCGGTTCGGCTTGAACCGTCTGTGCAACAAAGTCCACGCCATCATCCTGCGATTCGACATCGCATACCGATTGAAACACTTTGATGATTTCGCCAAGATCTGGATTCCCATGCCCCAGCAAATCAAGATCATGCGTTGCTCTGTGGGGCACGCCCGCAGATCGTAAATGAAAGAGCATCGCCCCCTTGAGCACAAATCGATCAGCATACTCTGATCGGCTCAGCCGGAACAAGAACCGTTCGAGGGTGTACCTTGCGAGCAGGAAGTTGAAATCCTCATTCCGCTCGCGTGCAAGATTAAGCACGCGCTGCTTGACAGATGCGGCCATATTGGCTTTCTGGTTCTTGCTCATACGATCGCCTCCATGTACGGCTGCATGACCGATGTCACCCGGCACACCTTCGCGGCTTCTCGGAGCTCGGCACGAGATCCACGAGATTCCCGGTACGCCTGGAGTGCTTCAACTGCGACATCGAGCCCGATCTTATTGCGGTACTTGAAGCAATCCGCGACCGTCTTTGCCGGCGAGGTGATCCGCACCTTCACGCCTTCGATCTCATGATGTTCGACGCCAAACATTCTTCCACGCTCTGAAAACCGCACCACACGAATCGGCAGATCACGAACCTGAGGCTTGCGTGCCTTGGGATCAACCGCGACCCACACCTCATGCGGCGCTTGTGTTGTCATGTTGTGATACCGAAGGGCAGAGAGCAGGCATATCACGCCTTTGGGCACCCGCTTGGCAACCTCGGCAAGTGAGTGGTGGCTTGTGATTTCCATGTCTTGCAGACTATACAGTCCACGCCCAAGCCGAAGCAGCTTTCCATTTCGCACAAGCCGAGTCAGGATGACCCGCGGGATGCTGGCATTGATCACATCTTGAGTCCGCAGGATACCCAGCTCCCGCGCCATCTCAATGACGCGATCCTCGAGTGAATGCCGAATTGTTCCGTTTTGTTGGTACATAGCTCTATTTACCTACTATACGGAACATATCGGTCTCACGCAACAATAAACGCATGCAATTGTTCCTATTTGTCGGCAATTTTCGCTTTATACCTACGAAACGGAACATTTTGGCCCTTCAACCGCCCCTTGCCCCCACTTCCATCCAGATCTGTACCGATCTTGCCGGACTCGTTCGAATCTTCCAGATTTGCCCTCGGCTCGTGACAGTACTTTGTAGATGGCAAGCCGAACTTCACAACCTGCCCCCGCACTGACGGTTCTTCCCGAGCATCCCAAGCTCGCCCTTGAGCTTCGGCTCACGCCTTGGGGTGATCGGGAAGACGCCGCACAAGAGGCGTGGCTCGCCAAGCTCGAAGGCCGAAACCCCGCACGAGCCGTGGCGACCTACGCACAGCGCCAACGACGGAGACGCAAACGCGAACGCCCCGCCACCGACTGCTGCGTGGCGGCGTTGTCCATGAACTGACCCCCCACCCCCCAAAATATTTCCCTACGAAAGCAATCCCCCACCACCATGAATGATCTCGAACAGCACATCAAGGACAACGCCGCCGGACCTAAGCGGGCGCAGGGGGATGCGGGGAGTGTGGAGCAGCATTCGCTCAAGGATCAGATCGAGGCGGATCGGTATCTGTCTAGCAAACACGCCTCGGCGAATCCGACGAAGGCCGTGCGGTTCACGAAGCTGGTGCCTCCCGGCGCGGGGGGCTGCTAATGCGCTGGGTGTTTGGCAACAAAGCGAGAAAGCAATCGGCGGGCTCACCAACGCCCACGACCAAGGGCGGCGTGATCCGACGGATGATCCGTGCCGGGTTTGACTCAGCCGCGACCAACGATGGCAATCGCCGACACTGGATGCATGCCGATGGGCTCAGCGCCGACGCGGCCGCATCGCCGGAAGTCCGACGCATCCTGCGGAACCGTGCCCGCTATGAGACGGCGAACAACGCTTACGCAAAGGGTATCGTGCTGACGCTCGCCAACGATGTCGTGGGCACCGGGCCCCGATTGCAGATGCTCACTGATGACGAGCCCGGCAACGCGATGCTCGAACAGGCCTTCGCCGCGTGGAGCAAGGAGATCGGGCTGCCCGAGAAACTCCGCACCATGCGTATGGCTCGCGCGACCGATGGCGAGATGTTCGTTGTCCTCACAAGCAATCCGAATCTCCGATCCCCGATCAAACTCGACCTTCGGCTCATCGAAGCCGACCAGGTGACCACGCCCGATCTCTCGATCTTGGATGATGACGCGGTCGACGGGATCGTCTTCGACTCGTTCGGCAACCCCGTCGAATACCACATGCTCAAAGGACATCCGGGCGATGCACGCACGGGGTTCCTCGGGCTCGAATACGACCGAGTGCCCGCCGAGTCGGTAATTCACTACTTCCGGGCTGATCGTGCCGGGCAGAACCGGGGGATTCCGGATATCACGCCCGCGCTGCCGTTGTTTGCACAGTTGCGGCGCTTTACGCTCGCGGTGCTCGGCGCTGCCGAGACGGCTGCGGACTTTGCGGGCATCCTCTACACCGACACGCCCGCAAACGGCGAGGCCGAAGCCGTCGAACCAATGGACGCGATCGAGCTCGAAGCCCGCTCGCTATTGACCATGCCCGGTGGCTGGAAGATGTCGCAGCTTCATGCAGAGCAACCCGCGACCACATACGCGGAGTTCAAGCGGGAGATATTGACCGAGATCGCACGCTGCCTGAACATGCCGTTCAACATCGCGGCGGGAAACAGCAGCGGGTACAACTACGCTTCGGGCCGACTCGACCACCAGACATATTTCAAGAGCATCCGCGTCGAGCAAGATCACTTTGCGTGCACCGTGCTTGATCGGATCTTGTCGGCGTGGCTCGACGAAGCCGTGCTTGTTTCTGACCTGATGCCCGTGCGGCTGCGGACACAGATCGCATCGGGCACGACTGTGCTGCACCAATGGTTCTGGGACGGCACCGAGCATGTCGATCCGGCCAAGGAAGCCAATGCGCAGGCGACCCGGTTGTCCTCGCACACCACGACGCTGGCCAACGAATACGCCCGGCAGGGACGCGACTGGGAAACCGAGCTCCGTCAGCGCGCCAAGGAGGTGTCGCTCATGCAGGAACTCGGCTTGCACGGACAACGCGAGGCCTTGCTGAACCGATCGAACACATCAAAGAAGGAACCCGACGATGCCGACTGATCGAACTCTCAACCTCAGCGCACCCGTCGCGGGCTGGATCGAAGCGAGTGAATCCAATACGGACAACGCGCCATCCCTTCGTCGATTCTCGATGGTCGCCTACACCGGCGGCCCGATGACACTCACCGGCTGGGCGCACCCGGTTGTCGTTGATCTCTCAGGAATGGAAATCGCGGGCGGGCAGATCAAGAGCCGACCGATCCTCAAGGATCACAACCGGTCGCTGATCGTCGGGCACACCGAATCCATCCGCATCGAAGGCAATCAACTGCTCGTCGCGGGCGTGATCTCGGGAGCCGGGGCGGTCGCCCAAGAGATCGTCGAGAGCAGCCGAAATGGATTCCCCTGGCAGGCGTCGCTGGGTGCTTCGTCGGGCAAAGCCGAGTTCGTGCCCAAGGGTAAATCTGCACAAGCCAACGGGCGAGAGTTCGCCGGGCCGGTCTACATCGCTCGCCGGTCAACGCTCGGCGAAGTCAGTTTTGTTGCACTTGGCGCAGACGACAACACCAGCGCCAGCGTCGCGGCATCACGCACAAATCAAACGCACACCAATCAACAAGCCGCCAAGGAGGACGACATGACATTCACCCAATGGCTCGAGGCAAAGGGATTTGATCCCGAGACGCTCACTGAAACACAAACGACCAATCTTCAGGCCATGTTCGATTCTGAGCAGGCCCAGCCGTCGGGCAAGGATGCTGAAGGTGGAGATGGTGCGGGGGGTGACACGGATGTCATCGCCCGCATCCGGGCCGAGACAGCCGCCGAAACCACACGCATCTCGGCGGTTCGGCGCATCTGTGCTGGAAAGCACGATGGAATCGAAGCGAACGCCATCGCCGATGGGTGGGATACCAACCATACCGAACTCGAAGTCCTCCGCGCCCAGCGTCCAACCCTGACCCGTGGTGGCATCCGCAAAGATGCAGATCAAGCACAGTCTGGGCGAGCTATCGAAGCGGCCATGTGCCTGTCGGCGGGGTTGTCCGAATCACAGGTCGGCAAGTGGTACGACGAGAAGACCATGAACACGGCGGTTGCCCGCGATCTGCAAGGGGCCGGGCTCCACACGCTGATCTACGAGACGATCCACGCATCGGGGGATTATGTCCGACCGGGGCGCATCGATAACGAAACTATCCGAGCGGCCTTCGCAGCTAATGGGCGATTGATCCAGGCAGCAGGTGGTGGCGGGTTCAGCACGGTTTCGCTTTCGGGCATCCTGTCCAATGTCGCCAACAAGACCATGCTCGCGGCCTACAACGCCGTCGAGAGTGTGGTCGCCCAGTTCAGTGCCGAGACGGATGTGAACGACTTCAAGGAAGTGACCCGCTACCGGCTCACCGGCAACGGCGTCTTCGAGAAGGTCGGCCCAGACGGCGAACTCAAACATGCTGGCTTGAGCGAGCAGGCGTTCAAGAACAAGGTTGAAACCTTCGGGCGGATGATCTCGCTCACCCGCCAGATGATGATCAATGACGACCTTGGCGCATTCCTCCAGATCCCGCGTCTGATCGGGCGCATGTCGGCGCTCAAACGCGAGGAAGCCGTCTTCGAACTGCTCCTCTCCAACCCCGCCAGCTTCTTCGACGCGGCCAACAAGAACCTGCTCGTCGGCGCGGACACCGGATTGTCGATCGACGCGTTGACCAAGGCCGAGCAGGTCTTCCTCGACCAGACCGATTCGGAAGGCAAGCCCGTGTTGCTCTCGCCTTCGGTGCTGCTGGTGCCGTCGTCGCTCAAGGTCGCGGCCCAAGTCTTGATGACCGAGACGCGGGTCAACGAGGTCACCGACACCAACAAGCCCAAGCCCGCCGTCAATCCGCATGCGGGCAAGTGGAAGCCGGTCACATCGCCATACCTCAACGCCCAAGGCATCACCGGCGGCAGCGCCAAGGCCTGGTACCTGCTGGCCAACCCGGCAGATGTCGCGGCTGTCGAGATCGCGTACCTGCGCGGCAAGCGCACGCCCACCATCGAATCCGGCGACACCGACTTCAACACGCTGGGCATGCAGTGGCGTGGCTACTTCGACTTCGGCGTGGCGATGCAGGATCACCGCGCAGCCGTCAAGAGCAAGGGCGAGGTGTAAGACGGGCTGAAGCATGACCCAGTTTTCAGGCAACGGACAACCCGGTGGCAAGCAACCCATCGATCAGGAGAACACAGTAATGACAGCAACATACATCCATGAAGGCAACTCGATCGACTACACCCCTGCGGCGGATGTCGCGGCGGGCCAAGTCGTCGTCCAAGGCGAACTCGTCGGCGTGGCCAAGATCGACATCAAGGCCAACGCGCTCGGGGCGCTGGCCGTCACCGGCGTGTACGACTTCCCCAAAGCCACCGGCGCGAGCACCGCCATCGCCGAGGGCGTTGATGTCTACTGGGACGACGCCGCCAAACAAGCGACGGCCGACAGCAACTCCGGCGCAAACAAACGCATCGGCCGATCGGTGATCGCCGCGAGCGATGATGACACCGTTGTCCGCGTTCGGATGAGTCAATAGGAAGGAATCGCGATGGCGGACATGCTCGAACAATGCGCTCGCTGGCTCGACGACCAACGCCACCAGCACATGACGCGATCGGTGTCGTATACGCGCGGTTCATCGACGATCGAAGTGCAAGCGACGATCGGCCGAACCGAGTTCGAGCAGGCGGATGACTTCGGCATCGTCCACAAAGTGGAAAGCCGGGATTATCTGATTCGCACGGCTGACCTTGTGCTCGACGGCCAACCAACCCTCCCCAAACGCGGCGATCAAATCCGCGAGACCGATGGCAGCACCACCGTCGTCTACGAAGTCCTCTCGCCCGGCGACGAACCCGTCTTCCGCTATTCCGATCCATATCGCAAAGCCCTCCGCATTCACACCAAACACATCGCCACGGAAACGATCACATGAGCCAGATCAGCACTCAACATCAAGCAAGTAATGGGCGGGTTCGCTGGGCCGGGATCGGTTTGACGGCCTTGGTCGGCGTCCTTGCACTCACCGTTCAATGGGGCGTGGTGACGACCAAGCTCGATCAGGTTGTCCGGCAGCTTGACGGCCTGACTGTGGAGATTCGGAGTTTGCGTGGCGATCTGGTTTCGATCGAGCGACGGGTGTCGTATCTCGAAGGTCGATTCAACGGACGATCGCACAGCCAGTCAGGAGACACGCCATGAGTGTGCTTCTCTTGATCGCTGATGCGGTTGTCGAATCGCTCAATGCAGCAAGCCTGAGCCAGGAACTCACGGCGAAGCGACACTACCAGCCTGTGTTTGATCTCCCAGATATGGCCGATCTTCATGTGTCAGTCGTGCCCAAGGGGATCGAAGTCCTGGCATCGAGCCGGAATCAGAATCAGCACGACTACGCGATCGACATTGGCATCCAGCAGAAGGTGGCGGATGACAACGAAGCCGATGGGCTCATGACACTCGCCGAGGAGATCGCCGACCACTTTCGGCTCAGCCGATTGCCCATCGACGGCTTCGGCAGCGTCCCCGTGCTCAAGGTCGAAACGAACCCAATCTTCGCACCCGAGCACCTCGCCGAGAAACGAGTCTTCACCAGCATCATCACCCTCACATTCCGGGTGCTGCGATGAACACAGCGATTGGTTTCAAAGTCAAGACCCGTTCGGACATCCCCAAGGTGCTCCGCAAGGCACGCCGGGCGAACATCGAGAATCTCGGCCACGCAGGCGCGGCCATCCGGCTCACCGCCAAGCGAAGCATCCGCAAGAGCGCCAACCCCGCCGAGCCGGGCAAACCACCAAAGACCCGGCGGGGCAAGCTCCGATCGTCGATCCGCTTCGCCGTCGAACGCAACCGTCAACGCGTGATCATCGGCCCCGACCATCGCTTCGTCGGCCAATCAGCACGAGCCCATGAGTTTGGCGGCAAGTACAAACGCCAGCGATACCCAAAGCGCCCGTTCATGGGACCGGCGCTCACCAAGACCCAAAGCCGCCTGCCCAAGCACTGGGCCGGATCGGTGAAATGAGATCGATCAGATAGGAGATCATCATGACCATCAAACTCGGCATGGACGCCGTACTCAACTACAAAACTGGAGGCGTCGGCGGTGCGGGTGCATGGACCGAACTCGCCAATGTTAAGGATGTGACGCTCTCGCTCGAAACGGGCGAGGCCGACATAACGACCCGCGCCAACGCGGGTTGGCGGGCGACCGTCGGCACGCTCAAGGAAGCGAGCGTCGAGTTCGAGATGGTGTGGGACACCGCCGACACCGGGTTCACCGCGATCAAGGACGCATTCTTCAACAACGCCGTCATCGGATTGCAAGTCCTCGACGGACCGGCAGGCGAAGGGCTCGAGGCGGACTTCTCGATCACCAACTTCAGCCGAAGCGAACAGCTTGAGGAAGCGTTGACCGTATCCGTCACCGCCAAGGTCACCTACGACGGCACCGCGCCGGTTTGGATCTGATTGGAGATATGAACGATGAAAACATTTCAAGACAACGCCGGACACACCTGGACTGTGAGCATCACCGTCAACGCGATCAAACGCGTGCGGGGCTTGCTTGATGTGGACCTGCTCGAAGTCGTCGGCGGCAAGCTGATCGACCGGCTTATCACCGACCCGGTGCTGCTGTGCGACATTGTCTACGCCGTATGCAAACCCGAAGCCGACGCCCAAGGCATCAGCGATGAAGACTTCGGCAAAGCGATGGCGGGCGACGCGATCGAGCACGCCACGACGGTCTTGCTCGAAGAACTCGTGTCTTTTTCCCCGAGCCCGAGGGACCGGGCGAACCTGAAACGAGTCCTCGAAACGACCCATCGAGTGATGGACAAGGCGAGAGATCTGGTCGAGCAACGGATCGAGAGCGGCGAACTGGATCGGATCGCGGAGGAAGTACTGCAAGGTCATGCTGGCAGTTCATCTGGCAACTCGCCGGGATCATCGGCGTCGATCCCGCCGCCCTGACCCTGCGCCAGCTCGCCGCGATGGCCGAGGGGAAGCAACGCGACGAGTGGGCACGCACCAGCTCGCTCATGGCCCTGATCGCCAACGCCAACCGCGATGCAAAGAAACACGGGGCGTTCAGGCCGACGGACTTCGACCCGTTCACCCAAGCACGCACACCCAAGCAGAAGATCCCCGTGAGCACCCTCAAAGAGATCTTCATCGACGGCAAAAACCACCAGTCACACCAACCCACGCGCAAGGAGGCGCACCCATGCAACACCGACACTACGCCTACATCTTCGCACTCATCATGATTACCCTCTCGCTGGGCGCATGCGCCGGGTTCGACCTCGGCGACATTGTCCGCGTCAAGACACCGAATCGCGTCCAGCAGTCAACCGGATTGGCAGCGACCACTTCGCTCAACGAAGCCGAGGCCGAGTACCGCGCGTGGTTCGAGGAAACCCAACGCACCGGCTCGCAGTGGAAGTCGAACATTGAACGAGCGGGAGAGATCCGAGGCATCTTCAGCCAGTTGACCTTGTCCGCACTCGATCAACTCGGCCCAACCGTCGCAGGCATCCCCATGCTCGGCCCGGCCCTCCCCGCAATGACCGGGCTCGTCGGCCTCTTCCTCGGCACCGGTCGGCTTCGCAAGGAGAAAGAGTCCTCGTTCAACAAGGGGATGCAAGAAGGGCGGGTCATTCCGCCTTCAAATAACACCATCAATACCTGATCGGAGATCGCTATGGCATCCGCACGCGGCATCCGGGCAGGCGCAGCCTACATCGAGCTCTACGCCAACGACAACAAGCTCGTGCGTGGTCTCAATCGGGCACAGAAACGACTCAAGGCGTTCGGCTCGTCAGTACAACGCATCGGTGCACGATTGACCGGCATCGGTACCGGATTGGCCGCGGGCTTTGCCATATCTACACGGGTTTTCGCGGGGTTTGATGACCGGATGCGTCAGGTGCGAGCGGTCACCGGGGCGACCGAAGCACTGTTCCAATCGCTGCGTGAAGAAGCCAAACGCCTCGGGCGGACGACTTCGTTTACCGCGGGCCAAGTCGCCGAGGCGATGACCGAACTCGGTCGAGCCGGGTTCAAGCCCGAGGCGATCCTGTCGAGCACAGAGGCGGTTCTGGCACTCGCCCGCGCGACGAGTACCGAGCTTCCCCGGGCGACCGAGATTGCAGGGGCGGCCTTGCGAGGGTTCGCATTGCCCGTCGATCAGATGGCCCGCGTGACGGATGTGCTGACTGCAACCGCCAACGGCAGCGCCCAGACGCTTGAAGACTTGTTCGAGGCCATGAAGCCCGTCGCGCCGATTGCCGCCGAGGCTGGCGCGAGCATCGAGGAAACCGCTGCCGCGATCGCCGTACTGGCCAACAACGGCATCAAGGGATCGCTCGCGGGCAACGCACTCGCTCGGGCCTACAAGAACCTGACCAACGAATCCAAGCAGGCCGACCTGCGAGCGATCGGCGTCGAAGCGGTCGACGCCCAGGGCAACCTTCGCCCGCTCGCAGACATCCTCAACGACCTCGCCAAAGCAACCAAGGGCCTGGGTTCCGCCGAGCGGCTGGCGATCTTCGAGACCCTGTTCGGACGCGGCCAAGCGGCAGCCCTCAAACTCGCATCATCCGCCGAGGCGTTCGATGAGCTCCAAAGCCAGATCACCAACTCCGCCGGTCTCGCGGTGAAAACCGCAGAGGAAATGGATGCGGGGATCGGTGGTTCGTTCCGCAAGCTACTCTCCGCCGTCGAGGGCATCGCGATCGCTATTGGTGAAGCGATCCAGAAACCAGTACGCCGGGCCGCTGATGCGATCACGAAGATCGCCGGCTGGATCACAACCATCATCACCCAGAACAAAAAGCTCGTCGTGACCATCTTGAAGCTGACCGCCGTCATGATCGGTATTGGCATCGCCTTGGTAATCGCGGGAGTTGCAATCGTCGCCATTGGAGCCGTGTTCGGTTCGCTCGCCGCGATCATCACCGGCGTCGGAACCGCGATCGGCATCATGGGCACCGTGCTCGCCGCGTTGCTCTCGCCAATCGGACTGGTGGCCGTCGCGGTGGTCGGCATCGGCACCGCCATCCTCACCACCAGCGGCCTCGGCGGGCAGGCACTCGACTGGCTCGGTGATCAGTTCGGCAAGCTCAAAGCCACCGTGACCAAGGTCGTCGGTGGCATGGCCGATGCCTTGGCCGCCGGGGATGTCGCACTCGCCGCCCAGATCCTCTGGCTCTCGGTCAAACTCGCGTGGGAGCAAGGCGTCGCCGCGATCAACCGGGCGTGGCTCGAAGCCAAGCGGTTCTTCATCAGCACCGCCCAGAAGATGTGGTTCGGGGCATTGGCGGCCGCCCAGATTGGCTTCCACGCGATCGAAGTCGCATGGATCGAAACAACTGCATTCCTCTCCAAAACATGGACAAACTTCATCGGCGGCTTCAAGAAGATCTGGCAGACCGCGACCTCATTCGTCGCCAAGCGGATGCTCGAGATCCAAGGGCTGTTCGATTCATCGCTCGATGTCAACGCCGCCAAGCAGGGCATCGATGACCAGCTCGAGGATCGACTCAAGGAGATCGAATCGCAAACCGAGCAGGCACTCGCCGAGCGTGAGCAGAAGCGTCAACGCAAGCGGGATCAATCTTCGCAGCTCAACGATGCAACGCTCGCTGAGATCGGGCGGCACTTCGATGAATCACAGAAGCAACTCGACGACCGCACCAACGCCAAGATCGAAGCGACACAACAAGCCCTCGAAGAAGCCCGCAAGCAACTCGATGAAGCCATCGCCGAGGCCGCCAAGAAGCGAAGCGAAACCGACACCGGCGAATCAACATCGGGTTCCATTGACGAACTCATCGCCAAAGTCCAAAGCCAGCTCGCGGGCTTGGGTTCATCGCTTGGTCAATCCGGCGTGATCACCCGAGGCACCTTCAACGCACTCGCCGTGCAGAGCTTGACCGGCAGCGACCCAATCGCCGAACGCACGGCCAAAGCCAGCGAACAAACCGCCAAAAACACCAAGCAGATCGCCGACGCCGCCAACACCGGTGGGTTGACCTTCGCATAGGAGACTGATTGCGTGCCCATCACCGTCACCGAAAAGTTTGAAAGCCGACGATCAACCACGGGCGACAACCCGTCGGCCGAGCTTGGCTACACGGTGCGTGGCACGGACGACGATCTCGCGGCCCGCAGCGCCGTCGAAGCCGCCAGCCCGACAACCTACGACAACCTGCCTCGTCAAGCAGTCGCCGTCGAACCCGTCGGCCCGGAACACTGGGACGCGACGGTTCGGTTCTCGCCCAATCAACAATCTTCGCCGCCCCAAACCGGCGAGAGCGTGTTCAACTTCGACACCGGCGGCGGCTCCCAGCACATCACACAAAGTAAAGCCACCATCGGCACCTACGCCGCCCCGGGCACGACCGCGCCAAACTTCCAAGGCGGGATCGGTGTCACCGCCGACAGCGTCAACGGCGTGGACATCACCGTGCCCGTCTACCAGTTCTCCGAGACGCATTACCTCCCCGCATCAACCGTCAGCGAAGCGTACAAGGTGCTGCTCTTCGAACTCACCGGCAAGGTCAACAGCGCCGGGTTCAAGGGCTTTGCGGCTGGCGAGGTGTTGTTCCTTGGGGCGTCGGGTTCACGCCGAGGCATTGATCCGCAAGACGATTGGGAGATCAGCTTCCGCTTCGCGGTGAGTCCCAATGTGACGGGTCTATCCGTCGGTCCGATCGTCGGTATCAACAAACAGGGCTGGGAATACCTCTGGGTCCGCTACGCCGACGCCGAGGACACGGCCGCGAGCACGATCGTCAAGCGACCCGTCGCCGCGTATGTCGAGCGGGTGTACGACACGGCCAACCTGGGAGCGATGGGCATATGACCGGCGACCCGCTCCATAAAGTTCGCACGGGCGATCCGCTCAAGATTCCAGCGGACGCGTACAACGCGTTCGTGGACTCGGCCATCGCGCATCAAGCCAACCAACGCAACACCGTCGCCTATGCGCATCATGAACAACACCAACGCGGCGTGGTGCTCGTTCGCAACGATGCTGGTATCTCTCTCCCCGCGCACCACGCACTGGCCATCACCGGCGTGCTCATCGAACCCGACGCCAACGACCACGAACGCACCTTCCAATCCCGCACACCGATCACCGGCAACATCGCAAATAACGCATCAAATCCGTTAGCATTTGTAGTCACCCAGCAACAGATCGAACCGGGCAAACTCGGGCTGTGTGTCATCACCGGCACCTCTCCGGCCCTCGTGCATGTGCTCAATCCAAGCGACACCACCTGCGAACTCCGCGCGGGCGAGACGGCATTGGTATCGAGCCCGATCGGTGGAGCACCGATCCTCTGGAAAGAACCGGGCACAGGCGAGCGCTGGGCGGTGATCGAACTTGGCCGCCCGTCGCTCGGTCGCATCACCGCGATCCTTGGCGCGTCGCAACCCATTCCCACCGAAGCCAACCGCTGGCGATACCAATGGACGCAGGCCCAGATCGACGGCGACCCCGGCAGCGAAACATACCTGAGATATATCCCGACCTTCGGCGGCATAGGTTCGGGCAACGACCCATCACGCATGGCCATCAACCGATTCGAAGCCCATCACTGCAACGATTCGATCCCAAGCACCGGCTTCGAAGGCTTGCTCGGCGTCGGCCCGGTGTGCGATCTGCCAGGCGTATTGCCCAACTGCCCGCCCGCGCGTTCGCTCGAGCCCCGGCTCGCCCCGGTTCCCGAAGGCGTGACGGTACTACTCACCTGCGAGCGAGATTCATTGGGCAATCCGGTATGGATTTTCGAAGCCATGAGCTGCATCGAGATTGCCGATCCAACCGACGGCGATCGCAAGTTCAACCTTTTGGCCAACGGAGGTGCGGGATGACTATCGCCCTCAATGCAAAGCGCAACCACGAACGAAGCAAGTACATCGAGCTCGCCTCACGCCAAGGATCGTCCTACGGATCAACCAACCACGGCAAGCACGCCATCCCAATCATCCAACGATGGAAGCCAAGATTGGTCATCGACTTTGGCTGCGGCCGAAACAACTTCATCCACCACCTCCGCCGACTGGGCTTCGACGGCCTCGGCATCGACTTCGCTTTCCCCGAAGCCGACATCGCCAAGCCCATGCACGCGACCGGGCTGCTCGACAGCGTCGCCGATGTCGTGACGAGTTTCGATGCGATGGAGCATTTGCTGATCCAAGATGTGAACCCGGTACTCAACGAGATGCTGCGAGTCGCCCGCCCCAAGGCATGGTTCTGTTTTTCGATCTCCACGCGCCCAAGCCGAATCACCGTCCAAGGCAAGAACCTCCACCCAACCGTCCGCCCCAAGCACTGGTGGATCGAACAGATCAGCCGAGTCGGTGAAGTGGACAGCACGAATAGCCAATACATCACCGGGAGGTTCACATGATCAACCGCCCCAACCAGTCCGACATCGTCGCCCTCCAGCACGGCCTCAAGAACCGATCACCATCACGCAACGGGCTCCGCCTCTATACAGCGGACTTCGATTCGATCTCGATGGCCAACTTCTATCGCGGCCGATCCGCATTCCTCATTCTCTCGGGCCCATCACTCAACCAACTCGATCTGCCGTTGCTCAACCAACGCGGCATCATAACCATGGGCGTCAACAACGCCTGGACGATCCACCGCCCGAACCTCTGGACCTGCGTCGATGACCCGGGCCGATTCATCGATACGGGCTGGAAAGACCCCGGCATTACCAAGTTCGTGCCGGTGTGCCATCGCGTCCGCCGGCTGCGCATCCAGAAGCCCGACGGATCGATGCAACCCAGCGCCTTTCATGTCAGCCAGATGCCAAGCGTGCTGTTCTATCGCCGGAGCAACCACTTCGATCATGAGCGCTTCCTGACCGGAGACAGCGTGCCTTGGGGCAACGATGGTAACCAAGCCGACACGCTGGGCATCAAGGGCAAACGCAGCGTCATGCTCGCGGCCATGCGATTGCTGTACCACCTCGGATTCCGCACAGTGTACCTGCTCGGGTGCGATTTCAAGATGGCCGATGATCGCCGGTATGCCTTCGACGAAGCACGCGCCCCTAATGTCATCCGCTACAACAACACGCTCTACGAATCGCTGACCAAACGCTTCGAAGCCTTGCTTCCTCACTTCGAGCAGCACAAGTTCCGCGTCGTCAACTGCTCGCCCGGCAGCGCCCTGTCTGTGTTCGAACGCATGACCTACGAAGATGCGATCAAGCAAGCCGCCAGCGAGTGCAGCAAACCCATCACCACCACCGGCTGGTACACGCCCACCGATACAACCAAATCCAAGGCCAACTGAGAACCGCCATGCCCACGCCATCGCAATACTACTTGTACCTCCCCGTCTGGGCGACCGGCCAAGCCCCAACCGGCGGCGGCTCCAGCGATCTCTCAAGTTCGTCGATCGCTAGCACTGAGTGGAGCGGGAGTAACAATAACAGCAGCACTACGCCGGGAAGCTCGGCCAACAGCACACTCGGAAGCAGCTCAACGCCCCCAAGCAGTTCCGCCCAAAGCACACTTGAAAGCTCAGGCGTTGGTTCATCAGCAGGCAGCAGTGCTGGATCAAGCGGAGGAGGTTCAAGTAGTGGCGGATCGAGCGGCGGTGGAAGTTCAGGTGGCGGGTCATCCGGTGGAGGTTCTTCAGGTGGCGGATCATCCGGCGGGGGCAGCTCCGGCGGTGGTTCATCCGGTGGCGGCTCGAGTGGTGGCGGAAGCTCCGGCGGAGGATCATCTGGAGGCGGTTCGTCCAACTGCTTCCTCTTCGGCACACTCGTCACCAAAGCCGACGGCAGCCGAGTCCCTATCGAATCACTCACCCCAGGCGATTTGTTGATGTCCCTCGCCATCCCTGGCCTCGAACCCGACGCCGACTGGCAAGCCCAGTACGACTGGCGATCCGAGTCCGGCCTTGACGGCGCTCAATCAACACCCGCCCCCGTCGGCCAGATCACCCTCGGCACCCACGATGGTTTCTATGTTATCAACCGCCGACTCAAACTTACCTTCGAACACCCCATGCTCATTCGGAGAGGCGACGAATGGGGATTCTGTTCAGCCGAACTACTGTGCATCGGTGACCGTCTTATCGATGCCGATCTCAACGAAGAGCCAATCATCACCATCGAGCACATCGCCACCCCAACCCGCACCGTCTCCATCCACATCCCCGGCACCAACACCTATCTCGCCGAAGGCGTCTGGACCCACAACGACATGGCCAAAGGCAGCATCGCAAGCTCAGGCGGCGGCTCAAGCGGCGGCGGTTCCGGATCAGGCAGCGGCTCCGGCGGCAAATCCAGCAGCTCAAGCTTCGGCAGCTCCAGTGGCATTCAGCCCGCCACTTCAGTCGTCGGCCTCTCAACCCTCGCCTAACCCAAGCCCCAACAACCCCTTACCCCAACACCACCCTCATCTAGTGGTTGTGGTGCGTGCTATGCCGCTGACTACATGCTGTCACCAAACCCAAGCCACAGGGAATTACGAACCCCTTTCGCTACAATACCCCTCGTATGTCCGGTTGCCGTCAGGGAGTCTCTAAGTTTTGCCGCGGAGATTATGACAAATGACCTTGCAACATACCTGCAGGTCTCTAAATCATCCCTCAGTAAATCTGTAAACTCGCTCAGTTCGGGCTTGTGCCAGAACAGAAGGCTAGGAGACACTGGCAGTTCCTGTGGACAACGATCGATGCATGGGTGGCTTAACCCAGTAGACCGGATGTCGATGAATCATGATGGCAATGAGGAGCAAGGATGACTGTAGATACACACTCAGAAACAACCACCTTCATCTGGAGCATTTGCAATTTGCTTCGGGGTCCTTACAAACGAAACGAGTATCGCAAAGTTATTCTGCCACTCACGGTCCTGCGTCGATTCGATTGCATCCTCGAACCAACTAAGCAGGATGTGCTCACGGCACACACAAAACTCAAGGGCAAGAGCGAGAACATCATCCGTCCCAAGCTCTGTGACATCACCAGCACGCAGTTCTACAACCTCTCTAAACTCGATTTCACTAAGCTACTTGATGATCCGAACCAACTCGCGCCGAATCTCAACAGCTACATCAATGCTTTTTCACCCAATATTCGAAAAATCATGGAGCATTTCAACTTCGGCCTCCATATTCAACGCATGGCCGACAAGAATCTTCTGTACGAAGTCATTAAATCATTCTCTAAAATCGATCTCTCGCCCGCACGCATCGACAATATGCAGATGGGTTATATCTTCGAGGAACTCATCCGAATCGGCGCTGAACAGTCCAACGAAGAGGCCGGAGAACACTTCACGCCACGCGAGGTCATTGGCCTCATGGTCAATCTTCTGTTGTCCGATGAACCGGACCTGGCTAAGGGCCACAAGGTTAAAATGATCTACGACCCCGCCTGTGGGACGGGAGGAATGCTTTCATCCGCTGAGCAGTTCCTACGCAACAACAATGCTGATGCCAAGCCACTCCTCTACGGCCAGGATTGGAACGATGAGGCATACGCCATCTGCAAATCTGACATGCTCATCAAGGGTGAAGACTCAGAAAATGTCAAACTCGGCGACACCTTCTCCGACGACGGATTTCCCGACCAGACCTTCGACTACATGCTCGCCAATCCGCCCTTTGGCGTCTCGTGGAAACAGCAGGAACGCTTCATCAAAAAAGAAAGCAACTCACTTCGCTACGACGGTCGCTTCGGCGCTGGAGTGCCACGCATCAACGATGGCGCATTGCTCTTTCTCCAGCACATGATTTCCAAAATGCAAACCGTCAAAAAGGGTGGCAGTCGGATCGGCATCGTCTTCAATGGCTCACCACTTTTCAGCGGCGACGCGGAATCGGGTGAATCAGAGATCCGCCGGTGGATTATCGAGAATGACTGGCTCGAAGCTGTCGTCGCAATGCCAGACCAACTTTTCTACAACACAGGCATCTCAACCTATCTCTGGATTCTTACCAACCGGAAGACCAACCAACGCAAGAGCAAAATCCAACTGCTTGATGCTCGTGACTTCTGGATTCCGATGAAGAAAAGTTTGGGCAACAAGCGTCATCGGATCGCTCAACCCACAAAGTTGGAACCCAAACTTCCTGATCAAATCGGCCTCATCACCGAAATCTACGGCGAGTTCAAGCATGACGACACTCGCAAAGTCCCCACCAACGGTGGCGAGAAACAAGCTGTCGTATGCAAGATTTTCGACAACGAGGACTTCGGCTACCACAAGATCACCGTCGAGCGCCCGCTTCGGCTCAACTTCCAAGCCACCAAAGAACGCATCGCGCGTATCGAGGATGAATCAAGCTTCAACAATCTTGCAACGAGTAAGAAGAAAAACGAAGCCGTCCGACTCAAAGAGATCGCCGAGGGTGAAAAACGCCAAAAGGCCATCCGTGACATGCTCGAAATGCTGGCTAAAGAGACCAAAGAAAAACTCTACAAGGATCGCCCATCCTTCCTCAAGGACCTCAAGCGTGTGGACCGCGAGATGACGAAAGTAAAACTCACCGCTGCCGAACTCAAGGCCGTCCTGTCGGCTCTGAGTGAACGCGATGATTCCGCCAAGATCTGCACAGACAGCAAAGGCAACCCCGAAGCGGATGCCCAACTGCGAGATACCGAGGTCGTGCCCCTCAAGGAAAACATTGAGGACTACTTCAAACGCGAGGTCATTCCCCATGTCCCCGATGCCTGGATCGACCACGCCAAGACCAAGGTCGGCTACGAGATCCCACTCACCCGTCATTTCTACAAGTACGAGCCCCCACGCCCGCTCGTAGACATCGAAACTGACCTCAAATCACTTGAGAAAAAGATCGTCAGCATGCTTTCCGAGGTGACTGCATGAGCACAATCAAAGACAGCAAGACTACTGGCAAGAAGGCGGATGTAGAATGCCCACAGTGCAAGACTGAAACAATCCATACGATCGAGCGAGCGATCGAGTGGTCAGAGTTCTACGACGGCCCGGATATCCACACAGGCGGAACATCCCAGATCATTCGCTGCAATGGCTGCGATACGCTTTCATTCAGATCAATTGAATGGAACTCTGAAGACCTCGAGTGGGATCAAGATGGTCACCAAACTCATACCGAGACAGAAAAACTCTATCCAGAACGAGAAAATCGTTCTTTAGCAAATGAGCTTTATCTCGGCAACGATGTGTATGACATTCCAGAGATCATTCAAACCATCTATCGTGAAACCCTCTCAGCAGTGCAACACGAGCTACCAACACTCGCAGGGATTGGCATTCGTGCCGTCATTGAAGCTACTTGCCAAGACCTGAAGGCAAAAAAACGAAATCTGGCAGAGAGAATCGACGAGCTAGCAAGCATGTCACTGCTCACGCCTGCAGGAGCCACGATTCTTCATGGCATCCGCCTTCTTGGAAACGATGCTGCACACGAGATGAAAGCTCCGCAAAAGAAGCAGATTACCGCAGCTCTCAAAGTGATCGATCATCTTCTTCTCGGGGTTTATGTCATTCCAAAAGAAGCATCAATCCTGCCAAAGCCCAAGCCGCAAGCAAAGAAAAAGACGAAGAAAACAGCCGCTGTCAAGAAGAAAACGCAGAGCAAGAAACCTCGCGGGGGTAAATCATGAGTACAGCCACAACACACGAAAGCACATGGCCAACCTACCCGGCCTACAAACCCTCCGGCATCGACTGGCTAGGGGAGGTGCCAGAACATTGGGAGGTCAAGAGACTCAAGTTCCTCTCGCAACTCATCAACGAAAAGGTCGAAGTTGATGGCGATTGCGATCTGTCATATATCGGTATGGAGCATATAGAGTCCTGGACCGGCAGGCTTCTCCCGCTGAACGACGATTTCGTTCCGACTGGCATGTCAAATGTCTTTCGGCCTGATGATGTTTTGTTCGGAAAGCTTCGTCCGTATCTGGCGAAAGCAACCGCCGTAGATTTTGAAGGCCTGTGCTCTTCCGAGCTGATAGTGCTCAGATCGCCGAAAATGGATAAGCGATTTCTGCTCTACTCGCTACTTTCACACGGCTTTATCAAGCTGGTCGATTCGTCTACATACGGGGCAAAGATGCCGCGTGCCAGTTGGGATTTCATCGGGAGTATGTATAGTACCTTCCCCCCTCTCCCCGAACAGCGCACCATCGCGGCCTTCCTCGATGAGCGGACGGCGAAGATTGATGCCCTCATCGACCTCGGTTTGCAGAATGTCACATTGCTCACCGAATACCGCATCGCTCTGATCTCCGCCGCCGTCACGGGGAAAATGGATGTCCGAGGGGGTACGGCATGAGCGTGGTGCGTGTTACATGCAAAAAATTTCCAGCACCCTACACAAAGACCAACGGGATTCGCCGGCGTGATGTGAGCCGACGAACGATGCTCAGGGCGATCATCACCGTCGGTGCACAACGACACTCGGATGTATATTCGCTTGGAATGCGTGGCTTCTTTCACCGCTTTGGTGTTGGTTTGTCGGCGGTCTCATTTCTAGGACATGCAACAGAAGGTCTGTGCGTGGATCACCGCTTTCATGAACTCGACATGTCTGAGAAAGGTGCGATGTCATACTGGCATGGAATGGCGATGGCCAAGATTGTCGCGGAATCGGAACTTGGTATTCCCTGGCTCGCTCATGTTGACAAAATGCGCGACTGCGGAGCACTGATTACTTCTGCCACAAGCAGACAGAGAGGCGATCTCGTCGGAAGAGGTAAGAAGAACAACTGGCATGTGATCGAGGCGAAGGGGCGAAGCAATGAATACTCTGACACGCTCATCGCATCTGCGAAAGAGCAGAGTAGCAGTGTCACATCAATCAATGGCAAGAAACCCGCGACATGTTCTGCGTGCATCACCGCTCTTCATACTCGGCCGATATCTGTACTGCTCGAAGACCCGCC